ATGCCGCGTGTTCAAAGCCCCGACCCCCTGCCGCTGCCCGCCCGCCAGACCTTGCGCAAGCTGGGCAAGGGGGGCCGGCTGCTGAGCCATGGTGCCGCCTTCCGGGTTGGTGCCACGCCGGTCGCGCCGGCCACCGTCGAAGCGTTGCAGCGTGCCGATCTGATCGAGGCGGACCCGGCCGCCGGCGGCTTCCGGCTCAGTCACCCCGGCCGGGCCTGGCTTGACCGGCAAGGCGCGCCGGCGGGCGAGGGGGCCTATGCCCAGAACCGGCTGATTGCCCAGGCCCGCCGCATGATCGACGGCGCCAAACGGCCGGTGACGCTCAATCTGGCGACTGATCCGCTGGTCTGGCTGGAACGGCGGAACCTGTTGAATGCCAGGCAGTTGGCGGCCGCCGAGCAGCTCCGCGCCGACTTCGAGCGCGCCCAGCTGGCGCCCAGCGTCACCATGCGCTGGGATGCAGCGCCGGCCTCCAGGTCGGCTCGCGGCGCGCCCACTGCTCCCAGCCCGGCGGAGTCGCAGCTGGCCGCCCAGCGCCGATTCGCCGCCGCCGTCGAGGCTGTTGGGGAAACCCAGGCTGATCTGCTGTGGCGCGTGGTGTGCTCCCACGAGGGGCTGGAGACCGCCGAGAAGGCCCACGGCTGGTCCCAGCGCACCGCCAAGGTGGTGCTCGGCCTGGCGCTTGACTTGCTGGCGGACCATTACCGGATGCCGCGTTCCGATAATAGGAAAAAACCTCTTGACAAGCGCAACGCTCCTGCGGCATAAGGAGTCCATGCTGGAGACATGCGCCGGTTGCCCCGGTGCGCGGCGGACACCTTAAGCGGGGTCGCCGCTCGGCTCCCTCCGGCCGGGCTCACCACCATGACTGATGCAAGCCGCCCCGCCATGCGGGCCAGAGGTGCCGGCAAGGCCACCCGCCCGCGCAAGGCCGGCCAGTGGACCGCCGCCCGGCGCAAGCGGTTCCTGACCGTGCTGGCGCAGACCGCCAACGTGACGCGGGCGGCGGCGGCGCTGAAGATCACCACGACGACCGCCTACAAGGAGCGCAAGCGCAACGCCAGTTTCGCCAAGGCGTGGGACGAAGCGCTGGAGGCGGCGCTGGATGATCTGGAGGCAGCCCTGCTCGATCGCGCCGTGCATGGCGTCGAGCAGCCGCGCTTCTTCGGCGGCAAGGCGTGCGGCACAGTGCGGCACTATTCGGATGCGGCGGCGATGTTCATTCTGCGCGCCCGCCGGCCGGAACGGTACGGAAAATCCGTTGTGGAGCCTTGCATGACGGAAGAACCCGCCGAGCGCGGCGATGCGGACGCCCGCGCTGCCATCGAGGCGGAGCTGGACCGGCTGGCCGCCAGCGAAGGCGAGGCCGGGCCCAACGACGCCTCTGAATGAGCAGGTTAACGACCCTCTGACGGTGATCCGTCTCCCGGAGCGCGCGTTTTCACCTCTGTCGTCATCCCCGCGAAAGCGGGGATCCAGAGCCACGGTTTGAACCGAGCGCGCCTGAAACCCTGGATCCTCGCTTTCGCGAGGATGACGGGGAGGGGCCGAGGATGACGGGGAGGGAATGACGGTGGGCGTGCGGATGTCGGGTCGGCGGCGTGGATGACGGCGTGGGGCGAGCGCGATGCATCGGCTTGCGAATGAAACCCGGAAAGGCGGTTGCCATGGCAAGCGTTGCGGCCCTGTCGCTGGCCGAACGGCTGGCGCAGCTGGAGCCAGCGCGTCGGCAGGCAGCGCTTGATGGGCTGACGCCGGATCAGCTGGCCCGGCTGCGCTGGAACTGGCGGTTCTGGGCGCGCCCGGCGCAGCTGGCCCCGGCAAGCGACTGGTCGATCTGGCTGATTCTGGCCGGTCGCGGCTTTGGCAAGACGCGGGCAGGGGCTGAATGGCTGCGCAGCGTGGCGGAGGCCGCACCCAACCTGCGCCTGGCGCTGGTGGGCGCCTCGCTGGCGGAGGTGCGCGCGGTGATGGTTGAAGGGGAAAGCGGTCTGCTCAGCCTCGCCCCGCCGTGGGCGCGGCCGCGCTTCGAGCCGTCGCTGCGCCGGCTGGTGTGGCCCAATGGCAGCCAGGCGCAGCTCTATTCGGCGGAGGATGCCGACAGCCTGCGCGGGCCGGAGCATCACGCCGCCTGGTGCGATGAACTGGCCAAGTGGCCACAACCGCAGCGGGTGTGGGACATGCTGGCGCTGGGCTTGCGGCTGGGCCAACGGCCGCGCGTGTGCGTGACCACCACGCCGCGCCCGCTCGCGCTGCTGAAGGGCTGGCTCGACGACCCCGGCGTGGTCACCACGCGCGGGCGCACGCTCGACAACAAGGCGCATCTGCCGCCGGCGTTCCTGCACGCGGTGCTCGACGCCTATGGCGGCACCCGGCTGGCGCGCCAGGAGCTGGAGGGCGAACTGATCGAGGACTGGCCCGGTACGCTGTGGACGCGCGCCATGCTGGACGCGGCCCGTGCGCCCGACTGGCCTGTGCTTGAGGCCGTGGTGGTGGCGGTGGACCCGCCGCTGGGCGTCGGTCCGGGGGCGGACACCTGCGGCATCATCGCCGCCGGGCGCGCCACTGATGGTGCCCTGCATGTGCTGGCGGATGCCAGCGTGCAGGGCGTGCGGCCGGAAGCCTGGGCGCGCGCAGTGGTGGACTGCGCCCGCCGGGTGGGCGCCCAGCGCATCGTTACGGAAGTGAACGCCGGCGGTGCGTTGGTGGCAAGCGTGCTGCGCGCCGTGGGCGCCGACCAGCCGCTCAAGGCCGTGCATGCCCGCGCCAGCAAGGTGCGCCGCGCCGAGCCAGTGGCGGCCCTCTATGAACAGGGCCGGGTGCGCCATCAGCCGGGATTGGAATTGCTGGAGGCTGAAATGCTCGCCTTCACGCCAGACGGCGGCGGGCGCGCCAACGGCCATTCGCCCGACCGGGTTGATGCGCTGGTGTGGGCGATTGCCGACCTGGCACTGATCGACCGGCCCGAGCCGCGCATCCGCGTGATCTGATTCTCAAGGAGATGTTATGCCAAGCCTGCTGGATCGCCTGATGGGCCGCAAGAGTGCGGCTCCGCCCGCCCGTCCGCCGCTGCTGGATCGCCCGTGGGCGATGCAGGGCGCAACGCTGGGGCTGGTGACAAGCTACGACAACCTCGCCCGCGATGGTTATGTGCGCAACCCGGTGGCGCGCCGGGCGGTGCGGCTGCTGGCGGAATGCGCAGCCTCCGTGCCGTGGCAGGCGATGGAAGGCGGGCGTGCCGCGCCCGACCATGCAGCGCTCAAGCTACTGGCGGAGCCCAATCCACTGCAGTCCGGCCCCGCGCTGATCGAGGCGCTGGTGAGCTGGCTTGAGCTGCATGGCAATGCGTTTCTCGAGCGCGTCGACGACAGCACTGGCACGCCGGTCGAGCTGTATGCGCTGCGCCCCGAGCGGGTGCAGCTGATCACCGATGCCACCGGCTGGCCGCTGGAATATCGCTACGGCTCGGGCCCCAAGGCGGCGCGCTATCCGGTCGACCCGGTGACGGCGCGCGCTGCCCTGCTGCACCTCAAGAGCTTTCATCCGCTCGATGACCAGTTCGGCGCCGGCGGGCTGGAGGCCGCCGCCGAAGCCATCGCGCTGCACAATGCGGCGGCCGCGTGGAACCGCAGCCTGCTGGCCAATGCGGCGCGCCCCTCTGGCGCGCTCACCGTGGAGGGTGCGGACGGGCCGATGACGCTGACGGCCGAACAGTTCGAGCGCCTGAAAGCCGAGCTCGAGCGCACCTTCTCCGGTGCTGTCAACGCCGGCCGGCCGCTGATCCTGGAAGGGGGCCTGCGCTGGCAGGCGCTCAGCCTGTCGCCGGCGGACATGGACTTCATGGCGAGCAAACATGGGGCCGCGCGCGACATCGCGCTGGCCTTTGGCGTGCCGCCCATGCTGCTGGGCATTCCCGGCGACAACACTTACGCCAATTATGCGGAGGCCAACCGCGCGCTGTGGCGGCTGACGGTGCTGCCGCTGCTGACCCGGCTGGCGGCTGCGCTCACCCAGTGGCTGCGCGCCAGCTGGCCGGACCTGACGCTGAGCTTCGACCGCGACGCCATCCCGGCGCTGGCGGCTGACCGCGAGTGGTTGTGGGCGCAGGTGGCGACACCCGACACGCTGACCATCAGCGAGCGCCGGCGCCTGCTGGGCCTGCCGCCCGAGCCCGACCTGTATCGGAACGACACAGCGGACCACCCCTGAAGTGACGGAATTCTTGACACTTTCTTAAACGCCGTTGCGGGCCCGAGACGGCAAGATCCTGAAAAACCGGCAGTCTGCGAGTCTGGCCCGAACTTTGCTTAGGATCAGTCGTTGCAGGTCCACATCCACGACGGAGCCACCCATGACCCTGATCCGACCCCTGATGATTGCCGCTGTCGCGGTGCTGATGGCAGGGCCTGCACTGGCGACGGAAGCCCCATCCATTGCCCCGCAGCCGGCGGTGCCCGAGTTTGAATTGCCGCCGATCGTGATCGATCTGCCCAAGGAGCGCGACTGGTATCACGCCATCGAGCGGCAGGACCCGCGCGACGATGCCATCATCATCCTGACCATTTGACCAGACACCCGACACCCTAAACCCGACACGTCCTCGTTTCCCTGACCATCCTGTTGCCTTGCAGATGCGGCCCGGTGTGATCCCTCACGCCGGGCCGTTTTGCGTGAGGCCGGGGAGTGCGCGCCCATGGCCTCTGAACCCTCGCTCGACCCCGCCGGCCGCACGCTGGCGGCGCTGCTGGAAAAGGCGCTGGAGACCGGGCTCGATGCGCTCACGCTGCGGGCGCTGATCGAGGAGGCGGCGGAGGCGGGTGCAGTGCGGGCGCTGGCCCGCCTCGGGCTGGAGGATGCGTCGGCCAGAGGGGATGTGAAGGAGTTGCGCGATCTGCTGTCGGCCTGGCGCGACGCCAAGCGCAGTGCGCGCAATGCTATCGTGACCTGGCTGGTGCGGCTCGCCTTTGCCGGGCTGCTGCTGGGCATCGCCGTCAAGCTCAAGCTGCTCACGATCAGCCGCTGAGCCCATTCTTCCTTTGTCAGGAGACTGCCTGTGTCGACTGCTGCCGTGCTGTCGTTCGACGGCTATGCCGCCGTGTTCCACCATCGGGACAGTGGCGGCGACATCGTCATGCCCGGCGCCTTCATTCAGGCCCTGAAAGAGGCGCCGCTGCCGCGCCCGCTGCTGTGGCAGCATGCGGTGGCGGACCCGGTCGGACGGATCGTCTCGGCGGTGGAGGATGGCACCGGCCTGCGGGTGCGCGGCGAAATCGCGCTCGACTGCCTGCGTGGCCGCGATGCGGCAGCGCTGCTGCGGGCTGGCGCACTCACCGGCCTGTCGTTCGGCTACCGGGTGCGCCGGGCGCAGGCCGACACCGCCGCACGGGCCCGCCGCCTGCTCGATGTGGCGCTGGTGGAAATCTCGCTCGTCACCTTCCCGATGCAGCCCCGCGCCCGCGTGCTCAGCCTCGGCTGAGGCGGCGGCGATCCCATCAACCGCGCAGCCGGCTGGCTTCCCGGCGGCGGTCCATCCCCCTTTTTGGGAAGCCACACCGAACCATGGAGACATGCATGATGCCCGAACACACTGCGATGCCCGATCTGGAGATCAAGGCACTGCTGCACGATGTGGTGCAGGCCGGTCCTGCCGGCGATGACGTCATCACTGATGCGGAGCCCCAACTGAAAGCCCTGCGCGGCGAAGTGGCCGAGCTGAAGGGCGAGCTGGAGCGTTGGCAGCGGGTGGCCCGCCGCCCGGCGCTGATCCAGCGCAGCGCCACGGAGGGCGACCTGCACGCCCAGGCGTTCCTTGATGGCTATGTCCGCAAAGGGCTGAGCCAGGGCCTGGCTGGGCTGGAATCCAAGGCGCTCAACATCACGACCGCAGGCGAGGGGGGCTATGCCATCCCGGAATCGCTCGACCAGACCATCGAGCGCAAGCTGCGCGACATCTCGCCGATCCGCGCCATTGCCAGCGTGGTTCAGGTGGGCTCGGCTGACTACAAGAAGCTGATCGTCACCGCCGGGGCCGCCTCGGGCTGGGTCGCGGAAACCGGCGCGCGGACCGAAACCGCCTCGCCCCAGTTCACCGAGATCGTGCCGCCCATGGGCGAGCTTTATGCCAACCCGGCCGCGACTCAGCCGATGCTCGATGACGCCCAGTTCGATGTGGAAACCTGGCTGGCGGAAGAAATTGCGCTGGAGTTTGCCCAGAAGGAGGCGGTGGCCTTCATCACCGGCAACGGCACCAACAAGCCCAAGGGGTTCCTGAGCTACACCAGCGCTGCAACGTCCGATGCCAGCCGCGCCTTCGGCACGCTGCAGCATGTGGCGACCGGTACGTCAGCTGGGTTTCCGGCGTCGAACCCGGCGGACAAGCTGATCGATCTGGTGCAGGCGCTGCGCCCGGCCTACCGGTCCGAGGCGGTTTTCGTGATGAACTCCAAGACACTGGCGGTAATCCGCAAGTTCAAGGATACCACGGGCCAGTTCCTGTGGCAGCCGAGCCTGATGGCCGACCAGCCGGACATGCTGCTGGGCTATCCGGTGGTGGAAGCGGAGGACATGCCGGATATCGGTGCTGACAGCCTGTCGGTGGCGTTCGGCAATTTTCGTCGCGGCTATGTGATTGCCGAGCGCGGCCCGGTGCGGGTGCTGCGCGACCCGTACTCCAACAAGCCCTTCATCCACTTCTACTCGACCCAGCGGCTGGGCGGCGCGGTGGTGAACTCCGAAGCGATCAAGCTGCTCAAGTTCGGCACGGCGTAAGCGCCGCTCCGCAATCGCACGCCTTCACCTTTCTCGTCATCCCCGCGCATGCGGGGATCCAGAGCCAAGGTCTCAGCGGATCGCGCTTGTGACTCTGGATCCTCGCGTCCGCGAGGATGACGGGACAGGGGCGAGGATGACGACGCGGGTTTCGGCTCGCACCGACTCTTCGTGACCATATCCACTTCCCGCATCCTGTCTGGAGCTGACCCATCATGCTGTGCCTGACCCATCGCCGGCGCGTGGCGCTCACCATTGCGGCGGCGCGCGTGGCGGGTGGGCCGCACAGCGCCATCGAGGTCAAGCTGACCCAGGCCAATCTGCCGGCCGCCCTGTTCGACGCCCTCACGGGTGCCCGCGCTGATGGTGGCGATCTGCGCTGTTCCAGCGACGCACTGGGGGCTGCCCTACTGCCGCTCGATGTTGTGCAGTTCGACCGTGCGGCCGGCAAGGCCGAGCTGTGGGTCAAGCTGCCGAACCTGTCCGCCACCGGTAACGCGCCGCATTATCTGTGGTGGCAGGAGCCGGCATCCGGCCTCGCCCAGCCAGCACCAACCGAACCGGCTGGGCGCAACGCCGTATGGTCGGCCTGGCGGGCGGTGCTGCGCACCGATGCAGCAGCGGGGCTGCTGGATCGCACCGGCGTCAGCCGCACGATCACCGTCGTGGGTACGCCAGTGGTGCAGGACGACGTGGCCCTTGGCCGAGCGCTGGCTTTCGATGGCCTGGCGCAGCGTGTCACGCTGGCCGGGCCGTTCGGCGGCGCGCCCTGGTCTGGCCTGCTATCCCTGCGCTCAACAGATGGGGCTCTGGCGACCACCCAGCAGCCGCTGGCGGCCGAGCCTGCCGGGCGGCTGAGCTGGTCAGACCCCGCACCGAGCGCCCGCGGCCGCCTGCTGCTGGAGGGCGTGGCGCCCGCCGCGCTGATGATGGGCCCGGTGCCGGCCAACAGCGCCCTCGTGCTGGGCTGGACGCAGGACGGCACAGCGGCGACGCTGTGGCGCGGTGCCTCTGCCGCCTGGCCAGCGCCAGTCGCCGATCATGATTTCGCCGCCACCGGAGCGCTGGGGGGTGACTGGACACTCTCCCGGTCGGGCAGTGCCAGCACCGTGAATGGGTCGGGCACGATCGTCAGCGTCGCTGTGAACGCGCCCCGCTTCTGGCACGATCCCGGCACACTGGCGCCCAACGGCCTGCTGATCGAGCGGGCTGCCACCAATCAGAGCGTCAACCTCTCCCAATGGTCCAGCAATAACAGCAGCTTCGAGGCGGCCTCTGGCACGGCGCCCGATGGTTCCGCTGCCCAGCGCCTGCGCGCGACCGGAAACTGGGACGTGAGCCGGCGCCTGAGTGGATTTTATCCCGGAAACGGAACGTGGTGCTGCAGCCTTTTCGGCCGGCCAGATACCGGTTCGAGCCGGATCGCCCTCGATATGGCGTGGGAGCCCTTTTCCCGAGCACCATTCGATGTGGCGACGGGAGTTCAGCAGTCAGCCGGCACCGTCGGACTGGCGGCCCGCGTTGGGGCCGCAGCTTATCCGGGGGGCTGGCAACGAATTTTCGGCAGTCACGCGGTCTCTGGCAATCTCTACAGCGTTGTCGACGCGCGGATTGCCAACGAGACGGCCCAGTGGGGCGCCAACACGGTCGGCGATGCTGTCAGATTGTTTGGCGTCCAGGTCGAAGCTGGCGAGCGGCCGACCAGTTACATTCCAACCACGACCGGCGCGGTCTCGCGCGGTGCGGATCTTTGTACGGCTGTCGGCAGTTTCGCCAACAGTGCCCACGCGGGCTGCCTTGAGCTGCGCTTTCCGCATGGCACGGGGCCAACCGAGATCATCACCCTGTGGCAGAGCGACGATGGCACGGAGGCCAACCGGATCACTCTGGCGTGGAACGGGCCGCTCAGCCGCTACGAGCTCACCGTGCGCCGCGCCGGAGTGACGCAAGCCCAGCTGGCGATTGCCGGTGACACGCAAGGGCTGAACCGGCTGGCATGGAGTGCGGCCAATGGTGATTTTGGCCTCGCCGTTAACGGCACGCTGGCATCGCGCTCCAGCGCGGGTCTATTGCCGACCGGCCAGTCCGTGGTGCGGCTGGGCGCGAGCCACGCTGGCGTGGTCGGCGGGGTGGCGTTCGCGCGGGTGCGCCGCTGGATCAGTGCGCTCGATGATCTGGCCCTCCATGCGTTGAGTGCGGGCCAGGCGTCGGTGCCTCTGGTGGCGGAGCTGGCGACGGCTGCCAGCGTGCCCGATGCCGCCAAGGCGGCGACCTCGATCGTGCTTGGCGGACCCGCCGCAGCCCCGTGGCCGGGGCGGATTGCTCTGCTGAGGGTCTCGCAGGGGGCCGTGGCGCCCGACCGGCTGCGCACGCTGATCGCCAACGACATCGACCCGGCCGGGTTCACCACGCCGGGCACGCCGGTGGGTGTGGTGGCATTGGCCCCACAGGCCGGCGTGATGACCCCCCATGCTGCCGGTCCGACGCTGTCGGTGAGCGGCGGCAGCGGCGCGGTGGTGCTGGCGCCGGCGGCGGCGACGATGACGCCGCAAGCGTCATCGCCGGCTCTGATCCGCCAGACCAGCCTGGCACCGGCGCCTGCGTCGATGGTGCCGCACGCCTCGGCGCCCGCGCTGATCCGACGGATCACGCTGGGGCCGGCGGCTGCAACGATGACGCCGCACGCCTCGTCGCCCACGCTGGCCAGCCAGGCGGTCACGGGCGCGCCGCGCTTTCGCATCACCCGGCCAGGCCGCGACCTGGCCCTACGCCCGCAGCGCGACCCGCGCGCCCGTCCGCTGCCCAGCGGCGATTGACCTGACAGCTCAAGGAGACCGTTCCCATGGCTCAGTCCATTCACAATGACGTGCTGGACACAGCACTCGATCACATGCGCACCACTGCCACCCATCTGGTGGTGTGCGCCAATGCGCCGACCAGCTATGCCGATGCGCGCGGCGCCCAGAAGCTCGCCGAAACCGGGGTGACGGCGGGCGTGTTCAGCCTGGCCGCTGGCAGTCCTTCGGGGCGGCGGCTCGCGGTGGCGCAGACCACGGCGACCGCGTCTGCCGGCGGCAATGCGACCCACGTGGCGCTGGTGGCGGAAGCCACATCCCGGCTGCTCTACGTCACGTCCTGCCCGGCTAAGACGCTGACCTCCGGCGACGTGGTGACGGTCAGCGCCTGGACCATCGACATCTCGGCGCCGGCATAACCCGGCCGCCGCGTCCGCACCGTTCATCACATTCGTTGGGAGAACCACCGTGAGTGCCTATCTGAAGGCGCCCGCGGCCCTGCTCGATTACGCCATCGACTGGGCCGCCGGCTATCTGGGGTCGGAGACCATCACCACATCCAGCTGGGCGGTCAGCCCGATCGAGGTCGGCGGGTTGGCCATCACCGGCCAGAGCCAGGCCAGCGGCCGCGCGGCGGTGGTGCTGTCGGGCGGGGTGCCCGGCCACATCTACACCGTGGAGAACAGCGTGAGCTTCTCCGATGGACGCACAGACGTGCGCGGCATCACCGTGCGGATCGACGTGCGATGAGCGGGCCGCAGTTGCTCACGCCGGCGGCGGTGACTGCCGTCGCTTTGGCCGACCTCAAGGCCTATCTGCGCCTCGACCATGATGGCGAGGATGCGTTGCTCACCGATCTGGTGCGCGCCGCCGCCCGCGTCGCGGAGGACTTCACCGGGCTGACCCTGCTGACCTCGACCTGGCGGGAGAGCTTTGCCGGGCATCAGGCGCGCTACCTGCGGCTGTCGCGCGCGCCGGCGCAGGCGGTGCTGGCGGTGGGCGTCACGCCGCCGGGCGGCAGTGAGACAGTGCTGGCACCCGCCGATTATGCGCTGCTGTGGACCGACACCCGCGAACTGGTGATCGATGTCAACACTGTGGTCAGCCCGCAGGCGGCCATCCGCGTCGATTACACCGCCGGGCTGACGGCGGACATCAACCGGCTGCCCGAAGGCCTGCGCCACGGCCTGACCCGGCTGGTGGCGCACTGGTTTATCCACCGTGACGACGACGGCCCGGCGCTGCCCACGGCCGTGGCGGCCTTGTGGCAGCCCTATCGCACGCTGAGGCTGGCATGAGCGCGCCAGCGTTCACCGGCCTGCTCACCCAGCGGGTGACGCTGGAGGTGCCGACCGATCAGCCCGATGGCGGCGGCGGCGTCAGCCGGACCTGGGCGGACGCGCGCAGCCTGTGGGCGCGGGTCGAGCGGCTGGAGCATGATCCGGCTTTGACCGGTGGCCGCATCGTCCACCGCCCGGTCTGGCGCATCACGCTGCATCGCCAGCCGCTGCCACCCCAGTTGCGGGTGCGCTGGCTTGGCCGGGTGCTGACCCTGCTGGAGCGGCGCGACGACCCCACCGCGCCCGATCGCATCGTGCTGCTGGCAGCCGAGGAGGATGTGCCATGATCCGCGTGTCATCCCACTGGCGCGGCGCCCCGCCGCTCAGCCACTTGGTTCAGCCGGCCCTTGCGGCCGAGGCCCGGGCGCTGGCCAATCAACTGGGTGCGGACGTTGTGCTGACGCCCGATGGCGCCACGCTGCGCACCGGAATCACGCTGGGTGCCGAACTGCTTGGCGCCCAGGCCGGCACGCTGCGCGCCCGGATCGCAAGGGCCCGGCCATGAGCCTGGCGGCCTCCTGGGCGCTGCAGAAGGGGCTATATCAGCGCCTCACCGCCACCTCGGCACTCACCAGCCAGATCAGCCGGATCGCCGACGATCCGCCGCCGGACGCGCCGCTGCCGCTGCTGACGATCGGCGAGGACAGCGTGACCGACTGGTCAACCAAGAGCTTCGCCGGCAGCGAGCATCGCTTCGCGCTGCTGCTGTGGACAGCCAGTGCCGATCGCAAGACCGCCAAGACGCTGGGCGCGGTGATCCAGTCGGCTCTCGCCAGCCCGCCGCTGGCGCTGGCGGAAGGCTTCACGCTGGTCAGCCTGCGTTTCCAGTCCGCCCGCACGGCGCGGGACAGCGACGGCCGGCGCACGCTGCTCGCGCTCGACTATCGCGCCCGCATCATCGCACCCCAGGCTTGAGGAGGTTTCCATGGCCATTGAAAAAGGCAGCGCCTTTCTGCTCAAAGTGAACGAGGCCGGCACGTTCAGCACGGTTGCCGGCCTGCGTACCACCGGGCTCACCATCAACAACGAGCCGATCAACGTGACCCACAAAGGCTCCGGCGGCTGGCGCGAGCTGCTGTCCGGCGGGGGCGTGCGCTCGGTGTCGCTGTCGGCCGCCGGCATTTTCACCAATGCGGCCGCCGAAACCCGTGTGCGTACGCTGGCGCTCTCGGGTGCATCGGAAGATGTTCAGGTGGTGTTCGAAGCGTCCGACAAGCTGGTCGGGCGCTTCGTCGTCACCAAGCTGGATTATGCCGGCGATTACAACGGCGAGCGCACCTATGCCATGACGCTCGAATCCGCTGGCGTCGTGAGCTTCGTGCCATGAGCGCCAACCCCCATCGCGGCGAGGTGGCGCTGGTGCTGGACGGCACCCCGCTGGTTCTGCGCCCCACTTATGCGCGGCTGGTGGCGGCGGAGGCCGAACTCGGCCCGCTGTTCGCGCTGGTGGAGCGCACGACGGCGGGGCAGCTCACCCTCGCCGAGCTCACTGGTCTGTTGTGGCATTGCCTGGATGAACCGATGCCGCGCGAGCTGTTCGGCGAACGGCTGCTCGACGCTGGTCTGGCCCACGCTACGCCGGCGCTGCGCGCGGTGCTGGAACAGGTGCTGGGCGGCCAGCGGGCATGAAGCCCTTCGCCGTCGTGGCGCTGCGCCACGCCGGGCTGATCACCGGCGGGCTTGGCTGGACACCCGATGCGTTCTGGGCGGCCACGCCCGCTGAAGTCGCCACCGCCTGGACCGGATGGCTCGCCGCCCACGGTATCGAGCCGCCGCCCGCGCCGCTGACCCGGGCTGAACTGGACGCGCTGCTGGCGCGCCAGACCTTTCAGGAGACACATCATGGCTGAAACCTTGCTGGACACGCTGGTGCTGAACGTGCGTGCCGACACGCGCGGCATCGAGCGCGATCTGGGCGGCTTGCGCACCACGCTGGTGGATGGGCTGGGCAGCGGCATGGAGGCCGCCGGCCGGCGCATGGAAGGGGCGCTGGAGCGCTTCGTGCGCACCGGCAAGCTGAGCTTTGGCTCGCTGAAAGAGCTGGCACTGTCTGTGCTGGCAGACATTGCCATGGCGGCGCTGCGGGCCAATTTGCCGGTCATTTTGTCTGGACAAGGTGGCGGGCTTGGTGGGTTGCTGGGCGGCGTGCTCGGCGGCCTGATGGGCCTGCCCGGGCGCGCCACCGGTGGCCCGGTCGAAGCTGGCCGGCCCTATTGGGTGGGTGAGCGCGGACCCGAGCTGTTCGTGCCGCCCCAGGCCGGGCGCATCGAGCCCACGGATCGTGGCAGCCGCCGGCCGGTCTCCATCGCCATCACCATCAACCACAGCGGCGCGGCCGATGCCGGCACCATGGCGCGCTCGGCCACGCAGGTAGCCGCCAGCGTGCGCGCGGCTTTGCTGCGCGCGGAGCGCGACGCCTGATGCTGTGGCTGGCCTCCCCCTCTGATCAGCCGCGCCGGCGCTGGGTGCAGCGCTTCGATCCGCGTTACTGGACCGTGGATTTTCCCCGGCCGATGATGGCAGCGCTGACGACCGTGGGCGCCGACGGGCTGGATGTGCGGCTGACGTTCCAGCGCACGCAGGACCTGGCCGGGCTGATCTGGCACTCCGCGGACCCGTGGAGCCACCCGCTGTTGGCCTATGAAACCCGGCGGGATTATCGCGGCCTGGTGCTGCGCTTTCGCTGGCAGGCGTTCGGCGCGCTGAAGCCGCTGGATGCGGTGCATGGGCCGACCCTGACAATCGAGGGGCGCACAGAAGCTGGCACGCCGCGCACCTGGTATGTGCGGCTGTGGAACTATGCGGTGGGCACACCGACGGACGCTGTCATCACGCTGGATTTTGATGCGCTCGCCGGCGGCTTCCTGCACCCGTCCGAAGCCGACCCGGTGTGGGCCGGCGCCATCGACCGGCTGTTCCTCTCGCTGGTGCCGGCCGCTTACGATGGCACAACCACGGGGCCCTTGGGAGGCGGCGCGCAGTCTGCGCGGGTCGAGCTGCGGGACATTACGCTCGACGGGGCAGGGGCCACCATTGCTGCGGGCGACGTGCTGGTGCCGCCGCACCCCATCCGCATGGCTGGTGGCTACGACGACGTCTACAACCAGACGCCGGAACGGCTGGTGGAAGCGCTGGTGCACCTGGGCTATCGCGGGAGGCTCGACCATTATCTGGGCATGAGCCATTTCCCCAAGCTGGCGTGGGATGGCGCGGCCTTTCGGGTCGACAGTGCAGCGACCGATCCGCTCGATCCCTGCGCCGCCGCCTGGCACGCGGATTTCTTCGCGCATCTGAAAGCGCACGGCTTCACAGTGATCCTTTCGCTCAGCGTCGAGCTATTCGACGCTTATGCGCCTGACGCCTGGAAGCAGCGCGCGCACGATGGCACGCCAGCGCAGACCGGCTGGTCGCCACCCTCGACGTTGCTGTCGCCCGCCAGTGCAGCAGCGATGGACTGGTTGGGCAAGGTGCTGAAACGCGTCTGCGCACTGGCCCATAGTGCCGGCGTGGCGTTCGAGGCGCAAATCGGCGAGCCGTGGTGGTGGGTGCCGACCGACGGCGCGCGCGAGCCCTGCCTCTATGATGCCAGCATCACGGCGGCTTACACGGCAGCCACGGGGTTGCCCGTACCGCCTGCGATCACGAGCGCGACGCAGACACTCAGTGCCGCCCAGCTGGCTTATGTGCAGTGGTGCGGGGCCAAGCTCGGCAGTGCCGTACTCGCCTTGCGCGATGGGGTGCGCACCCAGCATCCCGGCCCGCCCGTGAGCGTGCTGATCTATACGCCGCAGATTCTGGACGCGGCGGCCCCGTGGCTGGCGGACCTCAACATTCCCGTCAGTTGGGCGCGGCCGGCCTTCTCTGCCCTTCAGCGCGAGGACTATGACTATGTCATCACCGCCAACTGGGGTGCGCGCACGGCAGGTCAGGCGCTGCTGGCCAGCCGGCTCGGCTACCCGCCCACCGAAACCGATTCCTACGCGGGCTTTGTGCTGAACGCGGCGGACGCCCACCAGTGGCAGGCGATCGCCCAGGCGCTGGCGGATGATGCCGGCGTGCGCGACCGCTTCGTGTGGGCCTACCCGCAGATCGTGCGCGATGGCGTGGTGCTTCAGGACTTCAGTGAGGAGGCGGACTTGGCCGGATTTCATGACGTGCTGTTTCCGCTACATCTGGGCTTCGGCTCGCGCGGCGGGCCTGAGTTTTCCACAACCGTAGTCGCCAGTGCCGCGGGGCTGGAGCAGCGTAACGCCAACTGGGCGCAGGCGCGCCGCAGCTACGACGTCTCCACCGGCCTACGCTCGCAGGCCGATCTGATGACGCTGATCGCCTTTTTCGAGGCGCGGCTGGGCCGGGCCTACGGGTTTCGGTTCCGCGATCCCCACGACAGCAGTTCCAGCAATGCGGGCCAGCCACTCACGCCGTTCGATCAGGTGCTGGGAACGGGCGACGGCAGCCGCACCCGCTTCTGGCTGACCAAGAGCTACGGCAGCCAGCGCCGCCGCATCACCCGGCCGGTGGCGGGCTCCGTGCGCGTCGGCGTCAATGGTGTCGAGGCGACCACGGGCTGGACGCTGGATCTGGCCACCGGGGCGCTGGATTTTGCCGCCGCACCCGCCAGTGGTGCCAGCGTGACCGCCGGCTTCAGCTTTGACGTGCCGGTGCGCTTTGCCGACGATCGCCTGTCGGTGTCCGTGGAAGATTTCGCCGCTGGTGCTGTGCCCGCCATCGGGCTCACCGAACTCCGGGAGGGTTGACGCCATGCTGACAGCGCATCTGGCAGACCCGGTCACGCACCTCGCGTATCTCTGGCAGCTGACCCGGCGCGATGGCGTGCGGCTGGGCTTCACCAGCCATGACCGCGACCTGACGGTGGCGGGGCTGCGCTATCGGGCCGCTCCGTCGTTCGTGCCCTCGGCGATCCGCACCACAGCGGGCTTCGACATCGACACGCTGGAGCTGAGCGGCGCACTGTCTCACCCCGCACTCACGCAGGCCGATCTGGCCGCCGGCCGCTGGGACGGCGCGCAGGTGCGCGTCCTTCTGGTGGACTGGCAGGACACGGCATTGGGTACGCTTGAGTTGGCGTGCGGGCGGCTGGGCGAGGTGCGCAGCCACGATCACGGCTTCGCGGCCGATGTGCGCGGGCTGACGGACCAGCTGCAGGCGCCGGCGCTGGAGTTGTGTCAGGCGACCTGCCGGGCGGACCTGGGCGATGCGCGCTGCACGGTCAACCTGCGGCGCTTCCGGGTGCTCACCACCATCACCGCTGTGGTCGAGCCCGACATTCTGGCGCTTGCCGGAATCAACCCGACGGCAAACTGGTATGCTGGCGGCAGCGTGCGCTGGCTGTCCGGCGCCAATGCCGGGTTGGACCAGCTGGTGCTCGGTTCGGCCGGCGCGCAGATCACGCTGCGCACGCGGCCCGCCGCACCCATCGCGGTCGGTGACCGGCTGTGGCTCACCGCCGGCTGCGACAAGCGCTACGACACCTGCCGGACCAAGTTTGACAATGGCCGCAATTTCCAGGGCGAACCGTTTGTGCCCGGTGTCGACAGCCTGGTGCGCTACCCCGGTGTCTGAGCCCGCCCGCAGCGCGATCTGGCAAGCGGCGCGGGCGCTGGTCGGCGTGCCGTTCCGGCCGCAGGGGCGCAATGCCGATGTGGGCGTCGATTGTATCGGCTTGGTGGTGCTGACGGCCGAAGCAGTCGGCCTCACGCTGCCCGACGTGCGCGACTATCATCTGTCCGATCATCCGGCGCGGCTGTGGGCGGGTTTGCGAGCGGCGGGGTTCCAGCCGGTCACCGAACCTCAGCCGGGCGATCTGGTGCTGCTGCGCATCGCAAGCGCGGCGCGCCATCTGGCGATCGCCTCGCCCATCGGGTTGATCCACGCTCACGCCCAGCTGCGCCGGGTGGTCGAGCATGGCTGGGATGCCAGCTGGCGCGACCGGCTGGCGGCGGCGTTTGCATTCCCTCCCATCCCAAAGCCGGAGTAAGCCATGGCGACCTTGATCTTGGGCGGCATCGGCAAGGCGCTGTTCGGTGCCGTCGGCGCGGTGGTGGGCACGCTTGGCGGCTCGATGCTGGACCGCTTCGTGCTGGGCGGACGGCGCCGCGCGGAAGGCCCCCGGCTGGCCGATCTTGCCGTGCAAAGTGCCGCTTATGGCGAGCCGTTGACCAGGGTTTACGGCCGCATGCGGGTGGCCGGCCATGTCATCTGGTCGTCCGGGCTCATCGAGACGCGCACCACCGAGCGCCACGGTCGCAAGGGGAGCTCCGTCACCACGACAAGCTACAGCTATGCCGCCAGCTTCGCCGTCGCCGTGTCGGCCCGGCCGATCGTCGGCATTGGCCGCATCTGGGCCGATGGTAAGCTGATCCGGGGCGAGAGTGGCGCGCTCACCGTTGGCGGCACCCTGCGGGTTTACACCGGTTCGGCGCGCCAGCGGCCGGATGCGCTGCTGGAGGCGGCGCTGGGTGCGGGCATCGCGCCGGCCCATCGCGGGCTGGCCTATGTGGTGTTCGAGCAGTTGCAGCTGGCGGAGTTCGCCAACCGCATCCCCAACCTGACCTTCGAGGTGATCGCAGATGCCGGACCTGGCGTAAGCCGCGCCACCATTGCGGCCGACGCACTTCAGTTGGCTGGCGGCGCCGGCAGTGCAGCCGCTCTGTCCGGCAGCGTGGTGGGCTTCGCCTGGGCCCACGCCGGTTCGGTGCGCGATGGGCTGGAAGCGCTGGCGGCGCTGGGTCCGCTCAGCGTGGGCGGGTCCAGCGGCGCGCTCAGCTTGGCGTCGCCGCCATCTGTTGCGCACCACAGTGTGATGGCAGACCAGCTGGTGCCGCTGCGGGCCGGCGATGCCGCCGCTCGTTTCGAGCACAGCCGCCAGCCCGATGCCCTGCTGCCGCGCGACATCACGGTGCGCTACGCCGACCCGGCCCATGACTATCAGCCGGCCATCCAGTCCGCCCGTGCGCCGGGCCATGCGGCGGCACCTGGCCGCTCGATCGTTGATCTGGCCGCAGCCCTGAGTGCCGCTGACGCGCAGGCGCTGGCGGAGCGCACGCTGCTGCGCCACTGGCGCGAGCGCGACACGGCCACCATCCGGCTGGGCCCCCTGGGCTGGGCGATCCGCGCCGGCGATGCCGTGCAACTCCCAACGCCGCTCGACCGGCTATGGCAGGTCGCCACCTGCACCCACGAACAGGGTGGCGTGACGCTGGATTTGCGCGCGCTCGATCCGGTCGAACGGGCACCGGTTGCCACCGGCGATTCGGGCAGCCCCACGGGGCAGGCGGTGCAACATCAAGGCCCCACAGTGCTGCGCGTGCTCGACCTGCCGGGCTGGGATGGCGCTGCCGCCGTGACGCCGCTGCTGGTGACGGCCGTTGCCGGTGCGAGCGCTGCCTGGCGCCAGGCGGCGATCTGGACGTCGGTGGCCGGCCAGCCGTTCGAGCCGGTCGGCACCCAGGCGCTGCCCAGCATCATGGGCACGCTGGCAACAGCGGTTCTGCCGGCTGCCAGCGTGGTGTGGGACGAGCAGACCGTTCTGGAGATCGACCTGCTGGCGCCCGATATTGATGTGCTCGGCCGCACGCCTGAGGCGGTGCTGGCGGGGGCCAATCTGGCCATGCTGGGGGATGAGGTACTTCAGTTTACCCAAGCGATGCGGGTGTCGCCGGCGCGGGTGAAGCTGTCTGGCTTGCTGCGCGGGCGGTTTGGCACGGAGGCTGCGGCCGCTGCGGGCCATCCGGCAGGTGCTGCGTTTGTGCTGCTGGATCGTGCCGCACTGCTGGCGCTGCCAGTGGGCGTCGCCGACCTTGGGCAGACGATCCAGGTCAAAGCGACCGGTCCCACCGAGACGGTTGAGTCGGTAACGCCCGTTGCCGCGACGCTCCACGCTCGGGCGCTGCGGCCGCTGGCGCCGGTGCAGCTCACGGGCGAGCGGTCGGGCACGGGCGATCTGGCCCTCGCCTGGATCCGTCGCAGCCGGGCCGGTTGGGCTTGGCTCGACGGCACTGATGCCCCGCTCGCGGAGGAGCAGGAGCGCTACCGCGTCAGCGTGGTTCAGGGTGGCACCGTGGTGCGTCAATGGGAGGTGTTGGCCCCCGCCGCAACGTACAGTGCCGCCGACCAGCAGGCCGACTTCGGCGCCGTGCAGGCGCTGGTGACCATGACGGTCGAACAGCTCAGCGCCAGCGTCGGCCCCGGCGCTGCGATCACTGCAACACTTTGACTTGTTCTGGAGGCAGCCATGTCAGACACCGCGCCACGTTTCGCTCTGCCGCTGCTGGCCAGCGGTCAGGCGCAGAAGGAAATCACCCATAATGAAGCGATCGTCCGCCTCGATGGCCTGCTGCATGCGGCGCTGGAAAGCCGGACACTGACGACGCCGCCAGCAACGCCTGCGGTGGGCGCCCTCTGGCTGGTGCCCGTTGCTGGTGCCACCGGGGCCTGGGCCGGGCAGGGCGGCAAGCTGGCATTGTCCACCAGCGGCGGCTGGCGCTTCGTGGCGCCACCGGCCGGGCTGATGCTGTGGTCCAAGCCCGATGGGGGCCCGGCCGTGTTCGACGGTGCGACCTGGCACTGGGGTCACTGGCCAGTGGCCGGACTCGCCGTTGCAGGTCAGCCCGTTGTAGGGCCGCGCCAGCCAGCCATTCCCGGGCCATCCGGTGGGGCGACGATCGATGCAGAAGGGCGCGCCGCGATCTCAGCGATCCTCACGGCTCTGCGCAATCAAGGACTGATCAATTCGTAA